GTTGCAGAGGCCGGAGTATCTTGGCGGTACTTCGGTTCCGGTGCATGTGAATCCGGTGATGCAGACTTCGGGTACGCCGGAGGATTTGGAGACTGGCTATACGGGTACGCCGCAGGGTAATTTGTCTGCGTATGCGACTGTCGGTGGCCGGGCAGGTTTTACGAAGTCGTTTGTGGAACATAGTATCGTTCTTGGTTTCGTTTCGGTGCGTGCGGATTTGTCGTATCAGAATGGCCTTAGCCGGATGTGGTCGCGTTCGACTAAGAATGATTTCTATTGGCCCGTGTTCGCTCATTTGGGTGAGCAGGCGGTGCTGAATAAGGAGATTAATGCGACTGGTGCTACGCCGAATGGCGTTTTCGGATATCAGGAGCGTTGGGCTGAGTATCGGTACCATCCGTCTTTGATTACGGGCTTGTTTAGGTCGAATGCGGTGCCGGCGACGTACGATTACTGGCATCTTGCTCAGGATCTTGTGGATCCCGTGCTGGATAGCACGTTCATTCAGGAGAATCCTCCGGTAGATCGTGTTGTTGCGGTGCCTTCGGAGCCGCAATTCCTGTTTGATTCGTTCTTTAAGGTGCGGTGTGTCCGTCCGATGCCGATGTATAGCGTGCCTGGGCTGGTAGACCATTTCTAATGTCAGCTAAAGAGTTGATCGAGAGCATTCCGTTTGTTGGTGATGCGATCGGATTTGTTTCGGATTTGCTGGGTGGTAGTGCGAGTGCGAAGGATATTGCGAAGGAGAATGCGAAGAATCGGAAGTGGCAGGAGCAGATGAGAGGCACGCAGTATCAGGCGGCGGTGAAGGATATGAAGGCGGCTGGTTTGAATCCGGCTATGTTGTACGGTCATGGTCAGTTGTCTGCGAGTGTTGGTCAGCCGTATATCCAGTCGGAGACGAGCGCGAAGCAGAGGGCGCGCGAGTTGGCGCTTGATAGGATTCCTCGTGCGTTTCAGTTAATGCAGTTGAAGCAGATGCAGGCGAGCATTGCGGATACGAATAGCGCGAAGGCGTTGAAGGATAGTCAGAAGGAGAGTACGGATCAGGCGAGGTTTTTTGAGTTGCAGGATATGATGGGTTGGTCAGACGAGGGCGAAGGTCGTTCGGATATGCTTCGTCGTGGTCGGATGCAAGCTCGGCAGTTGGAAGCGGTGATTGCGCGTGAAGTAGCGTCAGCGAAGGGTATAGACCAGAGCGCCGCAGAGTCGGTGGTGCGTGCGGCCGTGTTGGATATTCAGAAGCAGATTGAGGAGAAGAAGTTGCCGCGAGCGGATGCGGAAGCGGCGTTGTGGAAGCGTCTTGGAGAAGCTGGTGCTATTCCTGGTTGGTTGAAGGATGTTCTCCCGTTGCTGTTGGCTTTAATCAAGGATTGAGAGATGAAACGGTTTAAGGAGTCGCGCAGAGCGCGTGGTAAGACGTTTGGTCGTACGGCGAGTCGTACCCATAAGCGGAATGTGATGGATGGGCCTATGCGCGGTGGTATCCGGCTGTAATGCCGTGTTATGCTCCGTTGCAAGGATGGCGTAGTCGTGAGCGGAACCCCTCGGGAAAGCGAGGGGTCACGTTCGATTTCAAGGAAGGATATGCAGATCAGCCGGTGGACGTGCCTTGTGGACAATGCATTGGGTGTCGTATATCGCGTTCACGCCAATGGGCGTTGCGGATTTTGCATGAAGCAAAGACGCATGAAGATAATTGTTTTTTGACCTTGACGTATGCGGACGAGAAATGTCCGCGTAGTTTGCAGTTGTCCCACCTACAGTTGTTTATTCGTGAGTTGCGGCGCCGTACTGGCCAGAAAGTGAGATACTTCGGTGTCGGTGAGTATGGTGAGGCGTTCTCCCGGCCGCATTATCATGTATGCCTATTCGGGTATGATTTTCCCGATAAGAAGTATTGGTGTGGCTCGGGACTGTCGAAGCAGTCCCGGTCAGCGCTCTTGGAAGATGTATGGGTACATGGGTTCAGTACAGTTGGCTCGCTTACGAGCGCTTCTGCGCAGTATGCCGCTAAGTATGTGACGAAGATAGATAAGAGGAAAGACTATGGTGGTCGGCGACCCGAATTTGCTGTTATGTCACGGAACCCAGGATTGGGTAGTGCGTGGATTGATCAGTTTAGCAGTTCCGTCTTTCCTCGGGATTTTGTGGTTGTTGACGGTGGGCGTCGTGTTGCTGTACCGCGCTTCTATTTGGAGAAGATGCCGGATCCGGTGAAGGCGCGGATTAAGTACTTGCGGAAGAAGCGGAATGAGGATAACCCCGATAATCGGGGTATGCGCGCTCTCGCGATTGCGGAGTGCAAGTTGTTAAACATTATGAGAGAAAGGCGTGGGTACGAGAATGAAGTTCGCGGCGTTTAGCATTTATGATAGTAAGGCAGAGGCGTTTTCTCCCCCGTTTTTTCAGCCGTCGGTAGGTCTGGCGATTCGTGCGTTCGAGGATATGTGTAGGGATGAGAGTCATCCTATTGGTAAGCACGCTGGCGATTATGAGTTGTTCCGTCTCGGTGTCTTCGACGATTCGGACGGTTCCTACGTTGGAGAGTTGGCCCCTGTGGCTCTTGTTGCTGGTCGTAGTGTTACGGCTCGGGAGCCGCTGAAGGTGTCGCGTGCCTAAGGTGCATTCGCGGTTTAACCCGCCTAAGTCTGCTCCGCTAGTTGGTGGCGTGAGCAAGACAGATCAGAGTTTTAAAGATGAGTGCGATATTAACGTTATTGTTGCTCGTTTTGGCAAGAGTGGTGTGCTGGTTGATCCGGGTATGGTTGCGCGCCGTGGTAGTCCTATGTTTGGTGATTTTACTAGCGTGCCTGAGGATTTGATCGAGGCCCATGCGATTTTTGAGCGGGCCGAGGAGTCGTTTGGTGCGTTGTCGTCCGAAGTTCGGGCGAAGTTTCGGAATAGTCCGGTTGAGTTGCTTGAGTGGTTGTCGGATGAGAGGAATTTGGAGGAGAGCTATGCTCTCGGCCTCCGAACGAGGCCGGAGGATCCTGTGCCTAAGGGTGACGGCGCTCCGTCTCCTGTGGCATGAAGTGCAACGGGCCCCTCGAGGGGCCCGTTGTTTTACTGGCGCTCTAGTTGGTCGATCATTTCTCGGAGTTCGATTACGGTTTGCTCTGCTTTGGTGAGCTTCTTGCGAAGCTGGTTCAGGAGCTTAACAGCGACGGTCATTGTGTTCACCCCCTTTCAGAGTGGTAAGCATGTTGTACATGCGGTTACGTTGGCCGAGGATTTGTAGGCGTTCCTCCGGGTTGGTGGTGTAATAGAGTTCGGTATTGAGACTGGCTAGTGCCTTCTCGAGTTCGTGGATGTCGTGGTCAGTATAGATCGGCATTGTGTTCACCCCCTTGAATTTTGTCGATACGGTTAGTGTAGTATCCGACCCAAGCGGCGTAGTATTGACGGTCTGCTTGGGTGGTCGCGGAAGCGTACTCAAGTTCGGCTTCGCGTCGGAGTTGGAGTAGATGTTGGAGATAGGTGTCGTCGTAGGTCATTGTTGTCTCCGGTTGAAGTGTGAGAGTAATTTAGTATAGTGGCGATAATTTGTCAATGGTTGAATTGTAACAGATAGTGGCTTATTTTCGGCATTCTCTGGGATGCCGTTGTTGTTGCTGTTGTAGTGCAGACGGTCGAAAGACCGGCTGTTGCTGTAGCTCCGCCCGCCGCCGGCGGGCGGGTATGCGTCCCCGCCACTGGCGGGGCGCTGTTTGGCTGTCTGGGAGTGTTCGCTCCAGATAGATAGTTGCTAGGCGAGTGCTGTTGCAGTTGCAGTTTAGCTATAATGAATCGTTTTTTTGCTTTTTCTTTGCTTATTTTTTTAGATTCAGATTGGCGGGTCGAGTTGGTCACTCGATCTTGGCGTGCTTGACCGCCCCGCCTGAGGCCTCTCTCGAGGCCGTATTGGCGCCGTGAGGCGCTTGGCACAGTAGGGGTACTTGTTCCCTACTGTGCGGACTGGTAACAGTCCTGGTGGGGTCTAGGGGGCTTGACAGCCCCCTGTGGTTGTTGTAGGTTGTATCTACCCCTCTCTCTTGGAGTTAATCCATGTCCAAAGGTCAGTTTACGTTTGCTCGTGTGCCTCGTGCGGATATTCCTCGAAGTGCGTTTATTCGGAATCACAGCTATAAGACGACGTTCGATGCTGGTAGTTTGATTCCGTTTTATGTGGATGAGGCGTTGCCGGGTGACACCTTTAATGTCGGTGTCAATATGTTTGCGCGCATGAGTACGCCGATCGTTCCGATTCTGGATAACCTGTACTTGGATGTGTTTTTCTTTGCGGTGCCCAATCGTCTTGTTTGGGATAATTGGCAGAAGTTCATGGGTGAGCAGGAGAATCCGGGGGATTCGACGGATTATCTCGTTCCTTCGATTGATTGGGGAGCGTCGGCGGTTCCGCAAGGTTCGACGTATGATTATCTCGGTTTGCCGGTGACGGCGACCGGTGCAGATATGGGTCGCGTTTCGGCGTTGCCGTTGCGTGCTATCCATTTGATTTGGAATGAGTGGTTCCGCGATCAGAATTTGCAGGATAGCGTGACAGTCCCGAAGGGTGATGGCCCGGATGGCTTTGCGTTGTATGCGAATCTGTTGCGCCGTGGTAAGCGTCACGATTATTTTACGTCGTGTTTGCCGTGGCCTCAGAAGGGCCCGGGTGTCGAGATTCCGATCGGTGGTATTACGCCGGTGCGGTCGGGCGGTGTTAATCTTGGGCCGACCTTTAAGTCTACTGTGCCGACGACGAATTCGCGGCATCTAATGTTTGCTAATCAGCCTGGAGTGAATTGGGAAGGCTCGGTTGCTGTAAGTACGCAAGCATTGTGGGATACCCCGAATCTCGAGATTGCGGGTGGTACGATTAATGATTTGCGCACGGCGTTTCAGTTGCAGAAGATGTACGAGCGTGATGCTCGAGGCGGCACGCGGTATGTCGAGATCCTGAAGGCGCATTTCGGCGTTACGTCTCCGGATGCGCGGTTGCAGAGGCCGGAGTATCTTGGCGGTACTTCGATTCCGGTGCATGTGAATCCGGTGATGCAGACTTCGGGTACGCCGGAGGATTTGGAGGCTGGCTATACGGGTACGCCGCAGGGTAATTTGTCTGCGTATGCGACTGTCGGTGGCCGGGCAGGTTTTACGAAGTCGTTTGTGGAACATAGTATCGTTCTTGGTTTCGTTTCGGTGCGTGCGGATTTGTCGTATCAGAATGGCCTTAGCCGGATGTGGTCGCGTTCGACTAAGAATGATTTCTATTGGCCCGTGTTCGCTCATTTGGGTGAGCAGGCGGTGCTGAATAAGGAGATTAATGCGACTGGTGCTACGCCGAATGGCGTTTTCGGATATCAGGAGCGTTGGGCTGAGTATCGGTACCATCCGTCTTTGATTACGGGCTTGTTTAGGTCGAATGCGGTGCCGGCGACGTACGATTACTGGCATCTTGCTCAGGATCTTGTGGATCCCGTGCTGGATAGCACGTTCATTCAGGAGAATCCTCCTAAGGATCGTGACTGGGAAAC